GCTGAACCTGTTCCCCACTTGAATCTTACACCACGATCAAGACCGTCTGATGTATTTGAGGTTGTGTTATCTGCTAATGCAAGAACTGGATCATCAATAGTAACCGTTGTTGATTCAACTGTTGTTGTTGTACCTTGAACTGTTAAGTTACCTGAAACAACAACATTATCTGATAAACCATTACCAAGATTAATTGTTGAACCATTAACACTTAGGTTACCAGTTAATGTTGTATTACCTGTGACACCTAAATCATTTGTAACTGTTAAGTCATTACCAATTGTAACATCATCAGGTAAACCAATTTGAAGTGTTACATCTGTACCACTTTTTGAAGATGCTGTTTCAATCTCATTAGCAGTACCAGTAATTTGTAAATCGTCTGTTAAAAGATCAACATCGCCTGTACCAGTATCACCATCAACTGTTAATGCTGTAGCAACTGCAACTGTTGAAGCTGCTGTTAATCTACCTTGAGCATCAACTGTGAATGTTGGTATTTGTGTTTGTGAACCATAAGAACCTGCTGTGACTGCAGTATCATCAAGGTCAATAGTAACTGTGTTTGATGTTACTGCTGTAGTAATTCCTGTATCACCACTAAATGTTAATACTTCAGAATCTAAATCAATAGCATCTGTTCCTGAATCACCAGCGATATCTAAATCTTGAGCTGTAATTTGAGCATCAACATATGTTTTAACAGCTAACTGAGTAGGTAAAGTTGCGTTTGAAGCAGAACCACCATCTAAACCTGTATCTGTAGAAATTGCAGTAACAACTTGACCACTACCACCAGAGGCTTCAAGTGCTAAACTACCAATATTTAATTCATCTACATGTTTATTACCGTCAACTATTAAAGCACTATTTGCTGTTGTGGTACCATGTACATGGTCCAACATAGTAGTAAAATACTTACCACCTATAAGATCAACCGATGCTGAAACACCACCTGTTTCTGTACCTGTTCCTATATAAAGTCTATCACCATTATTTGATTGAGTTCCTGCTACATAAGAGTATGCTAACTCACCCGTTTTTATATTACTTGGAGCCGCAGTAGTTGAGCCCGTAGTTAATATTTTTATTCTTGTTAAATTAGCCACTAGTATGTGCCTCCAGTTATATTAGTATTTTGATTTGCAATCAATGTTGTTGCATCCCATTTTGATGAAGTTCCATTATAAAGTAAAACTGCACCATCCGTAGTTCCTGCTGCATTAATGTCCGTTAAATCGGTTAAAGCAACGTTACCTACTTTTAAAGTTTGGGCAACGATCTTATCCGGATTTCTTCTTATCTTAGCTTTTATAGTTGCCATTAGATTGTTGTAACTCCAGGTGTAATTTCTAATTGTCCTTCTAAAACTCTTGTTTTTGTTCCTCCTGAACTTGTTATCTCTACATCATAGACATAACGTCCAGCTTTCATAGCATTTGTTTGAGCATTTGTCAAACTTATATTTAATACTCCTGCCGCAGCTGGTGATGCGACTGAAACTGCAAAATCTACAGCTGTTGATGATGAATATGTTTTTCTAATTTGACCTGCACCAGTATATCCTGTTAAGTTCAAATTATCTCCATCACTATCAGTAACATCAATAGAAGCTGAGTAATCTGCTCCTTGATCAACTACTATATTGGAATAAACTGCCATTTTTTTCCTTTATACTCTGTTATTTATATCTTTTAATTCTTCAATCTCAGCTTTTAATAATTTAATTGCCTCAATTAAATAACCAACAGTGTTACCATATGCAACACCTTTTGTTCCGTCTTCTGCTTCATGAATTAATTCAGGAGCTATTTGTTCCAATTCTTGAGCAATAACACCAGATGATAATTTACCATCTAGATCATTACGATTAAATGAAACTCCTCTCATATCAAATACCTTTGAGCCATCGAGTGTTTCAATATTATCTTTTAATTTTTTATCTGAGAAAGCTATGACATCAGCACTTGCAGTAAATGTTCCTGTATATGAACCAGTCATAGCAATTGTAGAAGTTCCAGTTGCTGCACTTACTGATATACCATTACCTGCAGTGTTACTTGTTACTGTATTAGTATCGGTATTTGTATCAGTAGATGATATTGTTATAGTGTTACCCGATTTAGATACACTTGTCGCTCCACTTCCTGTAAGACTTATATTACCAGATGAATATGATCCACCGTTAGCACCAACATTTGTAATAGTATTAGTATCTGTATTTGTATCGGTCGATGTAATTGTAATCGTTTGTCCACTATGTGTAACTGTTGTTGCACCACCACCATTAAATCGAATAACTTCACCGTTTGTAACTGTTTCATTGGAACCATTACCTGAAGTATCATAAGCAAATGAATAATTATTTGCATTTGCAGCAATACCATTAAGTTTATCTCTTCGTGTAGTTGTAAAATTAACCTGTGTTAATCCACCATCACCAACAGAATATGTTGTGTTAACAGATGATATATCAATTGTATTACCTGATCTTGAAACTGTTGTTGCACCACTATCAGTAAAAGTTACTGTTTCACCAGAACCAATCGCTTCAGCTGCACCAGCATTTGCTCTAATACTAAATGAACCATAATTATCAGCATTAGTTGCTCCTGAATATCCAAGAGCTGATAAACTAATAGCTGAATTACTTGATGCTGCAGTGATATGACCTCTTGCGTCTACTGTAATACTTGGCACTACAAACTGACTTCCGTATGAAGCAGCTGTTACGCCTGAGTTATCATGTTGGATTGTTAATGCATCTGCACTGACTGATGTTGATAAATTGTTACCACCAAGTATAGAAAGAGTATCATTATTATTATCTGCGACTGCTGTACCTGAATCACTAAGAACATTTTTAAATATGTTTTGTGATGAACCTCTATCAGAGTTTGTTATAGTAACATCAATATCAGTACCTGAAGTAGCACCAAGTAATGTAATACCAGTGCCTTCATTAAAGTCGATTGCATTATTTTGTCCAAGATCTTGTTCTGCTAATGGGCTGACTGCTGAAGTAACTTTAACTCCAGGAACTCCTTGAGTTGCCTCTGAAAGAATTAATGAACCATCTGCTTCCCATTGATCTGTTGCATAGTTATATACAATTGAGTGAGCACCTGTTACGCCAGAAGCAACACCACTTGGACTTGTGATTGGTCCAACCTCTAAACCAAATCCGCCTGAACTTGGTTCTGAACTTAAATTATTACCGGCAAGAACTAATGTATCCTCTACAGTTAGTGTTTCAGTATTTAGTATTGTTTGTGTTCCTTGAACAGTTAGGTTTCCAGTAACAATTAAATTATTTCCTATTGTGACATTGTTTGGTAAACCTACAGTAAATGTTCCTGAACTTTCTGCAACTTCAATTTCGCCAGATGTTCCGTTTATTGTAAGAGTTCCGCCTAATGCAACTGCTGTTGAATTAGAACCATCTGTGACTGTGATTGTTGAATTTGTTAATTTACTATTACCAATTGAACCTGCTAATTTAGAAGCTGCAATACTTCCAGCCAACATAGAATTTTCTACGGTACCTGCACCGATAGTTGCTGTTCATGTTCCACTTGTTAAATTTGTAAGTGTAACTGAACCGCTTAAATCTCCAGCCAATGTAATTGTTGGATCAGCACTTAAAGCAAAATCAAAGTTTTGATTTGTTGAATCCCATGTTACATCAATACCTGTTTCAGTATTATTTGCAATAAGATCTTGTGCATTATAGAATGTGACTAAGTCTGCTGTTTCTGTTGTTGCACCAGTATTTAATCCAATAACTCTAAATCCTCTGTCAGGTTGAGTTGTTGCATATACTTCGTCCCAAATTAATTTAACATCAACACCATTACCAAAATCACTTCTCTCAAAAGAAAGACCTCTTTCATCTAAGTCTGAATTAAAATCAATAAAGGCTGTTGATACTGAAAGTCCACCAGAACCAGTTTGTAATAAACCATTTCTTATATCTAATGTAGAACCTGTAGGAAATACCAAAGTGTTTCCATTTGTAAATGTAACATCTGAATCTAGTGTTTGCTGTGATCCTTTAGTTAAGAATAATCTTGCATCGACATCAGTATGTAATTCTGCAATTGCAGTAGATACTGTTGACGCTGTTGTTCCAAAAGCTACAGATGAAATTGTTCCAAGTTCTGCATCGTGTTCGTTAATTGCATCTGTTAAATCAGTTGCAGTTGTTGTAAGTGACATATCACCTATGTCTGTTTCGTGTTCATTAATTGCAGCAACTACAACCTGTGCTGTAGTATTTAAATCAACTGCATTACCAACTTCGCCTTTAAATGAATTAATTGCATCAACAACATCTGTCTTTGATGGTATACCTGCAGCCAATGTTGCAATATCACCTATATCATCTTGGACTTCATTAACAGCATCAACTACATTTGTTGAAACAACTTTTATAACGTCTCCGGCTGAAGCAGCTGTATTTAATTCAATCATTATACCATAAGCTGAATCCGTAGCATTGATATCCCCGTGATTTGCTCCAACAATTGTATCTGTTCCACCATCTACTTTTATTAATGTAGAAGCAGAGAATGTTCCTGTTTTTGTTTTAAGTCTTAAAAGAGTTGTTGTACAATCTAAAACTGTACCTTGCCATGTTGCACTTGCAAGAGATGAACCTTGATATATGACTGCATCTTCAACAAATTCATCTACATCTGCAGCACTTGATATATTACTTAATGTAATAGATCCTACAAAGTTTGGTACCTTAAATTCTCCAGCACTTATACCTTGTACAAGTTCTGTTCCATCTTGGAATACTTGAACAACACCTACATTAAATGATTCACCAGCTGAAACATCATCAAGAGTTTCCTCAGGTTTTAATTCAAACCTTAATCCTGAACCTGTAAAGAGTGTTTGACTTGCAGTTGCTGTATATGATACAGTCTTATCTGCAATTAAAGCATCCAATAGGGTATTATCTCCTAAATGAAGTGATACCTCATTCGACTTCTGACGAAGCTCTTCAAGAGTATTAGATTTAAGTGTTCTTGTTTCGTTATTAGCTGGCATTATTTCTTACTCAATCCTTTTAAAAGTTTTTTAATTTCTGCAAGATCGTTTTTCATTGCTTCCATTTCAGCATCTTTTTCTTGTAACTTTGCAAGTTGATCTCTTCGATTAGAAAAAGCTGATGTATTAGTATTTATAACAGCATTTGTAACTGTATCTTTTTCATAATCAGGTAATTCATTTATTTTTTTCTTTGTGGCCATTATTATCCTACGTTGCGCAAATCGCTCTAAAGTCTTTTATCTTAGGTGGCGTTGATGATACTGTTGATCGTAATACAATTTTAAACTGTATAGTACCAAAACTACCTGTTGGGTCAATATCATATCTTACCTCAGAAAATGATCTTTCATTAACTGGTATTGATTCAACAGGAGTAGCTGCTACAAATGCAACATCAGTTATATCTGAAGATGAACCACCTTCTAAGAATCTGTAATATAAATCTACATTAGAAGAACCTGGTCTATTTACATTTAAGAAAACTGTTGCAGTATCTGCTTCTTCATTAAGTTCAACTTTCTTTGTTATATATCTTGTTAATTCAGCACCACCCGAAGCTACATTTTCTGCTCCACCGTCTGAACTTATAATATTTTGAATTGTATGGACTGAAGCTCTGTTCATGTCTATGACAGGAGATATTGCTTCATCAGTAGTACTTAAAACACATCGTATTGCAAGTGATTTATTACTACTCATGTTATTTGATTCTTGTATTGATGAACCTATCATTTTAGGAGCATCAAATGTAAAGTTTTTATTTGGTAATATTTCAAATTCAGCTGAAGGTTGATGTGCTGCTTCAGTACCATCAATACTTTGTGAACTATATATTGTTGCAAAGTATCTTATTGTTGTACCAGGTACTTGTAAATTTTGTATCACTGGATACATAACATCAATGTGTCTATTTTCTGTTGCTGTGACTGATGAACCACCGCCTGCTCCGGTTGCTGTTGCGTTATTACTACCTGTTGCTGTAATTGTATATGAATCATGTTCTATAGAACTTATGGTATAAGTACCATTAATATCTGCAGCATCAATCCCATTTGTATCAACTGCACCAGCAATTGTTACTTTAGATGCAGAATCATGCATACCATGATTTTTATGTGTTACTGTAATAACTTTAGAACCACTTGTTGTTGATAATGGATTACCTACGAGTTTACGTACTGGTAAAACATCATTCACTAATGTAATTTCAGCTGATGAACCACTAAATGAAGCACGATTTAATTTAAACTTAAGATCTTTACTTTGTTCTGGTGTCCATGTTGAAGCATTTTGTGAACTAAAGAATACACCATTATATGGTTGTTTTGTAATTCTTTCAGATGTATTTGTTAAATCAAATCCACCCATTTCAGCAACATATACTTCGTAGTCATCTGATTGAGATGTAATTACTATTGCGTATTCTGTATCTTGTGCCAAATATATTGGATAGTCAAATGCAAAGTTTGTTGCAGTTGCAGCATTTGATGAAATATTAACTGATGATGGATATAAAATTTTATCTGCGCCAGGTACAATTCTCTGTGTAGGAATACCATTTTGAGTTGTACGTATTGATACTCTTACTGGTATTGCAGCAGCTTTTGTTTTAAAGAAAAGATCAACTGATTTTGCAAAGATACCACCTTGCTTATCAATTAAAATAGTTTCTGCTAATGGGTCAACCCATGTAGTTGTTTCAGAAACTTGAGTATCTACAATTGTTCTATCTTCATTTAATTCTGATTGAACTAATCTTGGAACCTTTGTAGATACAACTCTACTTTCTACTGACTCTATTAATCCTTGTGCGTGATATTGAGCTTCTCCAAAAGTGGTTTCGCTATCTTTATTATTTGTAGAACTATCTGTAAGTCTAAATTCTCTTACGCCTGTCTGGAATTTAAGAGCTGAATTTCTTGGTATGATAAACGAACCTTCTACTACACCTGAAGCATCTGTAATTAAATCTCCATTTGATGGATGAACTGTTGTGCCTTCAAATGTATCTATTGAACCTCTATCTGAGAATTCTGTATATGACTCTTCAGCGCAAAAGTCAGTAACATTAACACTATCAAAGAAAGCATAAACTTTTGTATTTGGTTTTAATAATTGTCCTTTAAAGAATATTTTACGTGATCTTATAAATGGTACAAAGTTAACTTCTACAACTCTTTTTCCATCTGTTCTTTGAACTGTATCAAATGCAAGATCTGTTCTTAAACCTGCTCTTGATTGATTTTGTGTAGTAGTAGTAGATGTAACAGTATTTGTTTGACCTCCAATATTACCAAAATTAAAATTCTGAAAATCAAAATCAAACCATTCAAGTTGTTCTCTATCAAAGAAACCACCTGGTCGATTAACTTGTCCACCTTGGGTTGTAACATCGGTATCAACTTCTACTCCACTCCAGTTTGTTTCCCATTCGTTCCATACTGTTCCAAGAATACCTGTTTCTTCAGCCATTTGACTAAATTGATCAAAGGCTGCTGAATCATCAATAACAACATTAGGTCTTACATCTGTTTCTTTCCACTCATCACCTTCTGGTGAAAGTTCAATTGTACCAGCCCAACTAAATACGTTATATGGATTTACATTTGAAGCAAAAGAGGAATATGGTTGATTAATATAGTTAACATCTGATGCCATTGGCATTGTAACTATTGAAGCACTTTTAACTGCTGTTCCTGAATCTCCAGCTTTTCTTATAAGATTAGCATTTCTTTCATCAAACTTAGGTCTTAAAATACCTGCATGTTTATCTATAGAAGCAGCATAATCTGGATTTGATGCATCAGCTATATTGTGTCCTTTGAATGAATCCACAATAAATCCATTTTTTAATCTTGAGAATCCACTGCTATCATAAAGTTCGATATCAGCAGTACTTTGTTCTAATAATGAGAGTGATGTATAATATTCTAAATTTTTAATTCTTTTATCAAGCTTACCAATGTCTCTCATTGTATATCTTCTATTATCAAGAATTTCTGGTTTTACATCGCTTGTACTAAAGACATAAGGTTTTAATTTTAAGTTGTATATACCCATAGCATCTTCAGGTACTTCTGGAGCTTTAGGGTTAAGACTTGGTACACCAATTTCTGTTTTAAATTCGCCTTTACGTGTAATATAAAGTTTATCAATCCTTGGCATATAGTGAGTAATCTCTGCAGTCGATGCATGACCAGGTTTAGGTGGTTGTGGATTACTTGATCCTGTGCCAGTAAAATCATTGCTTCCGCCGTCTGCGGCATCTTCTTTTCTTGGTCTGAAATCAATACAATCTCTTAATTGAACAGTACCTTTAATACTGTTGAATGATGGTATTGAATTATAATTTGATGTTGGATATGAATCAACTGTAAAGTAATCTCCTGAACCATGTTCATAGAAATCAAAAGTAACTGTAATATTTCCTGATGGTGTAGAAAATCCTGGTTTAAGATTTACTTTACCTATATCATAGAAATTATCTCTTTGGCCATTATCTAATGAAAATCTTTCTGTAATATCTACTGATTGAGCATCTACAACTGATGTTATTTTTATAATATCTGCTTTGCCTAAACTTAATGAGCCATTTGATAAAGCGCCTGTTGCAGTTTCACCTGTATTTTCCGTTTTTGTTTTATGTAAAAGGTTTTTCTGGACGTCTGCCATAACCTTTAATGTAGTTGAACCAGGTGTAACTCCACTTACATCACTAAATGTCAATGTAGTAGAACCATCACTACCAGAAGAAATTGTAGGTGTAACATCAACTAATCCAGTTCCTAAAGAAGCAGTAATTGATGTTGTATTAACAAATGTTCCTTGCCCTGAAGCGATACTTATTGAGTTACCAGTAGTTTCAAATAGTTGTTTTGCTACATAAATTGTATCTACAACTGCAGGATTTGCTGCAGTATATAAAGTTTTTACAGCATTAAATGGAAGTTTAAATACTAATCCATTATTACCTACATCAAATAAATTACCAACACTTGCTAAATTACCAATAAAGTTCTGAGTTGTTCCTGTTTGATTTACACTTGCAACGGCACTAAAAGAACCTGATGTCATATTAATATCAAATAAGTAAAGTCTTAATTCTGTTCCAACATATTCAAGTGATCTTGCTCTTGCTGTACCAACAACTGAACCACCTTGGCCAACTGCGTTATGTAAATCCATTGTAATAAAATCATTTACATCTGGCATACCCTTAACAGTTGATGCATCTAATTTAACATAGTTACCTACTGGTATACTTGTTGTCGCAACATTAACATTATTCGTAGCATTTGCACCTCTTGGTTTTTCTACTATAACATTTCTCGTTGTATTATTTTGAACTCTAAATCCTTTAACATATGCAACTGAAGGATCAACACCAACAGCTAATCTATTGTCTCCGAATGTAGTAGCAGCACTTGTATTAGCCGCATCGCCGTCTGTTACTATTTGAGCAGTTGTTTTAAAACCAAAGTTTGAACCAGTGTCTAAATATTCTCTTATGTTTAATTGAAATGGCTCTACAACGTAATCGCCTGATTCTTCGAATGTTCTTCTTGCTAATCTTTCTGTTAATTCTGTATCACCAGTTTTATCTGTTTTATCAACAGCAGATTTACCATCTTCAATAACAATAAGAGTAATATAATCTTCAGTTGTTCTTGATGCTAAATCTAATGGTTCTTTAACTAATTCAGTTGAAATTCGATATCGAGTAGCACCAGGCGCTGCAGTATTTGGAACACCCTGTGCGTTATCTAATAAACTTGAATCTGCTGCAGAATCAACTGTATCTTCTGTAACTTTTAAACCAATAATAAAGTTTGGAGTATTTGTATATTTGTCAAGTATAAGAGAACCTCCAGGAACATATACAAATGTACCTGAAATAAAGTATACACCTTCTTCTATATTAACTGATGAACCTAATCCCGTTGGAGTTGTTATTGAAGATGCTGTGTTCGAACCATCAATATTAGTACCACCACCAACCATTGCATATCTTATAGGACTTCCATTCGAGCTAAGTTCTTCTCCAGCAGCAAAGGTAGATGTTTCGTTATCTGTTCCGGAATTTGTATATTTAATATAAAGAGTAGCTGGATCGCTACCAGCACTTGCTATAACTTGTTGAACAACAGCAGTTACTCCACCTGTTGCTCCTGTTATTGTAGTACCAACAAAGTCATTTAAATAGTTATCTGCGTTTAGAGCACCTGCAGTTGAATGAGTAAATGATGATTCTATTTTGATAAAATCATATTCTACATTAACTGTAACTTTACCATTTACAACTCTTGAACCATCTTTAAATGCATATTGACCATAACGATCAATTTGTGCTTGAAGTGCTGTTTGTAATTGAGTAAGCTCTCTTGCTTGAACAGCATATCCAGGCCTAAAAAGAATTCGATGAAAATTCTTTGTTTCATCAAAATCGTCTAATATATATCCTGTTGGTTGTTTTACTATTGTTGTTGCCATAAATCTCTCTTCCTAATATTATTTATATTAGAATTCTATAATTACTTTTATATCTTCAATCTGTGTTGTTGTTCTGCTAATTGGATTTCTATTTTCTAAGAATAAAATTTCTCCACTCATACGATCTACTTCTGGAGCTCCAACTGCGTTTGAAGATTCAAGAGTTGCAGTAGAAGTACTTGTTTGACCTACTACATCTTCTCCATTTGAGAATGCTGTATAGCCTGTTTTATCATTTTGATGATATCTTAAATAGTTATTCACTGTATCTTTTTCCACAACATATGCTTGAGCACCTGATGTCTGACCTACAATTAATTCATCAACTGTAAAATCAGTTGCGTTATCAGTACTACCTGAAGCAATATCTAAATAACTTGTTCCTTTAAGTGTATCTGCAGATGCGATGACTCCAGCCAATGGAGTAGCATTGTAAACTCTTGGTTCACTGAAAAGTGTGATTTGTCTAAAATCATTTCCTACTGTTAAATCACCACCATCGTTACCATCTAATTTTGTATTAAGTGATACAAAGAATCCACCAAGTTCTGATACTGGGTCAACTCCATGTCCTGCTTTAGGAGAAAGAACTGCTCTTGCTGCTGCGTCTGAACCGCCTCCACCTGAGAAAGTAATATCAACAACTCTATAATTTGTTCCTTTATTAGTTATTGTAACTGCTGTAACTGCTCCAGCTGAAACAGTTGCTGTTGCTGTTGCACCAGATCCGTCTCCTGTAATAGTAACTGTTGGTGCAGATGTATAGCCTGTACCACCTGCTGTTACTACAGCTCTTTCGATACCTGCAGCCGTTGATGAATCTCTTGATGCTTTTTGATTTAAGTATTGAGCATAATCAGCTTCGGCCAATTGAGCCTCTGCATCTGCATCTGCAGCATAAGCAAACGTAAGTACATCTGCAGCTGTTAATGTTTGTGCTGTTGAAAGAGTAAGTACTGAACCTTTAATTGCTGAAACTGTTGGTGTACCACTTACGTTTGCTCCGGATACTGTCATGCCAATTTTAATTTCATCTACAGTTTCTGTAAGTGTTACACTTGTACTTGATGAAGTTGTAACTGAAACAATAGCTTCTGAACTCAGTGAAATAGTTTTGACTGGCATATAACTATTTGTTAAGAATTTTTCAGCATCTTCAACACCTGTTGTAAACATATATTTCCATGTATATCCATCAGATTCTGCAGTAGGATCTGTTAATGTTTGTGTAGGCTGAATACTTGAAGCTCCACCGCCAGCTTTAATACATTTATATACCTTAAATTCAGATGTAATGATATAAAAAGCTTTATCAAAAATACTTGCATCATTTGAATCCCAAGCATAATAAGAGCTACCAGATGTCCAAGTATGTCTTGGTATTACATGAGCAAGCTCTGTTCCAAGTATTTTTTTTAATCCAATAAGATTAGATCTTGCTTCTCCTAATTGATCAAGAGTATCTGCTGGAGTAAACGGTGTTGTGTCTGTAGTATCGGATGTTGTCAAAGACCATACGTCTGATTTACCTATCCCTACATAAACACTTGAGCTACTTACCTGTTGCTTTAACTTTTTTGCATTAGTTGTTCTAAAATTTGATGTTATAATTGCTGCCATGCTGCTTTCCTGCTTATTCTATGTGTACAAAAGTACTTGTGTTATATTTATTTATATCACTTGAGTTGATAGTTTCAATGGTATTTGCTCCTAAAAACGCAATTGTTTGGTTAGTGTTATAAAGTCTTGGAGATGTAAAGAAATTCTCTGTACCTTTCCTCTGTATATATCCATTATTTATAATGGTTCTAAAATTTGTATTTACAACTTTAACTCTGTGTTCTGGTAAGAATTTATCAGCTGCTTCAGTTGAAGTCATAATTGAACCAGTTGTTTGTCTTGGATTTACTTTTACTTCAGTAATTAGTGTATCAACATCATTATGATTTAATGAAAGGTCAAGTATTTCTTTTTGATCGGCCACTCGAACTTCATTATTAGCTGCACTTCCTAATTTTACAATTGGGTCAATAATATAACCATTACCAGCTTCTGAAATATTAACACCATTAATTTCTCCATCTGAGTTTAATGTAAATTCAGCTGTTGCTGTTACATTTGAAGAGAGAAGATTTCCTAAAGCATCTTTTGATTGTGGGTCTGGAAATACAATTGTAGGTGCTGTTGTATAATTTTTATTTGCTGTTCCTATAAACTCAACCTCGGCAATTTTACCAGCATTTGTATTTGCTGCAACCGATGCAAAGAGATTAGAAAAATTTGATCCTTCAGTGTTTATTGTAATATCATCTTGATCAAGGCGACCTTTTGAGTCAATTCCTATTGTCACTGTAGGCGCTACACCTGTTTCGCCAGATATATCAATTCCACTAAATGTTATTGCTGGAGCTGATGAATATCCAAATCCAGGTTCTACAATTGTAACACTTTCAAGAGCACCATCTAATTTTGTTGCTGTTGCTGTGGCTGTTTCACCTGTAAATGTATGTGATGTTCCTGATCCAAGACCTGTAATATCCTTTTCAGTACCGCCTGATGTGTCTGAAAGTTTTATTTTATCGCCTGTTGATGATACAATATAATATTGATTACCACTGATAAGACCACCAATTGATGTTCCACCGCCTGAATTATAAGTTACACGTGACCCAACAGGTAATGATGCTTGTTGAGCAGTTGTAAGTCTTATTGTATTATCTACGATATGAACGGTGCCTGAACCTAATGTATCTTCTTCGCTTCCATCAAATGTAATTGCTGATGGAGCTGCGATACTTAATGCAGGTACATTATAATCCTTTCCACCACTCCCTACTGTAATAGAAGATACCGAACCATTTGTCAAGACAGCAGTTAATGTGGCGGTTGTAAATCCACTTGGCGTTCCACTATCACTTGAAGTAATTGTTGGAACGCTGGTATAACCACTCCCTCCTGATGTTACGGTTGTACTATTAATCACTCCTGTTTTTAACGCAAGAGATAATGTACCAGTACGATGTATTTTTGCTGTTGTTGTAGGTAAGAACTGTGATACAAACATTTCAACAAGAACTGGTATATCTTCAGGTCCTATAATACCTGGTTGCTCACCTGGCATACGACTTAACGTTAAAGCATCTGTAAGTACTGCACCAGTTAATTGTAAGAAAATTAATATTTCAGAGAAATAAATAACCACAGCTGGATGTACTAATCGATCAAAAGAGAATTCCCAATCAGATAAATTTTTACCTGTTCTAATAAGGTAAGCAAATTTTTGATATTTTAAACTATCTTGTAATACAATACTGTCAGATAAAAATCCTTTCTTATCCAAATAAATACCACCTTTTGTAAGATCGGGATCGACTTCCCAATCACCACTTGATGGTATTAATACAGAATCATATGGGAATTTAACTTCAACATCGTCATTAAAGAGTATTCTAAAAAATATCTCAATTGAATCTGATGAACCACGCAACTTATAAAAATCTATAATTTGTTTATATAAGTTTCTTTTGTCAACTGTTACTCCTCTTGGAATAGTTGCTGCAATTTCTTTTTGTATGAGTTCTAAATAATTTGTTTCGTTACGATCGATGTCCATTGCTTGTTCAATGGTATTCATGACATAAGAAGGTCCTGGACCAACCCAGTTCTTTTGAATCGTAGTTAATTTTGCTGTATAGTTATTATAAGCTGTTAAACCATTAACTGTAAATGTCTTACCAATTTCTGATGTTGATGTTGCAAGACTTCCTGGAAGTTCATTACCATTTGTAATTGCTACATTGACATCTGTTAAAGTAATTGTAACATTTACGCCACTTGGACTTGTCAATACTAATGTAGAGTCTGCACCCGTTTCATCAGTAAAAAATTTATTGTTTTCATTATTAACATCAACTATTCTAAACTGAGCTTGACCATTTAATACAACTTCACTAAATGTAAGAGTCTCTTGAAAAATAAACTCGTCCATATTTTGAAAGGTATAATAAGCTTCTAAAAATTTAGTTAACTGAGCTTTATCTTCTAATATTTCTGACGGTATCAGTTGATCAATACGAATATTTTCTTTTGTCTCATGCAAACTACCATGTTCTTGCTGAATAGCACCTGGAGTAAGTGTAGTTTTATGAGCCATTATTTAAATCTTGATGTTGTATTATATGATATTGAACCAGCTGATCCACCAACTGCGATTGTATCAATCTCAGGAGTGATCACAACTTCGTTATTATCGATCGATATAAGCTGATCTCTCTTTGGAGCTAAGTCTAATGAGTTAGGTAATACAGTTATTTTAATTGCTGCTGTAGTATCAGGTAAAAATTTATTAAGAGAAATCTTTCCTTTTATTACATCAATTAAACCTGCATCACTAATCACTGTAATATTTTCGTTATTTACTACCTTATATACAATAACTTTTCTATTGGTTGAACCTGTAATCGGTACATCACCAAAGAAATGATCGACATTATTTATTTTAAATGCTGATGATGTTAATATAAATGCTGTTGAATTACCACTCTGATAAAATGGAGCAACAAAACTTAAATTAAAATCATTTGGTGTTGTTGAAACATTACTTGGAGTAATATTTTGAAACATTCTTGGTCGTACAATTGTATTTAATATTGATGGGTCAGAGTTATCTATTGCTCTTGTTAATTGTGAATGCCTAAACACACCATCAAATTTATTTAAATTATTAAAGTTATAATCTGTAATTGTATCTCTTACCACTGATTGTAATTCAACAGAGCTTCTATCTGTTAAATTTGGATTATATTTAAAATTACAATCAATTTCTAAATATGTAAAATTAGTATTTACAATTTCTGGTGTAATGGAAACAACATTCTTTCCTTTTAATATAACACCAGTAATATCTGTTTTTTCTGCTGTTGTTAATTGATCTGCAAGTAAAGGTTTAATCGCAATATAAACTTTACCATAATCAGGTGGATCGTTATCTTCTCCGCCCCATGTTGATATTGAATCAATGTTACTAAATTCCTTTTTAATAATCGCTGCATAATCATCAGCTGTCACAGCTCTGTTTTGTGATATAAAAGTAAGAGGAGCATTAAATCTTATTGACTCCATTGTTTCTGCTTCAACACCACCACTTGCTGCAGTATCTAATGTGACTGTAATATTACTAAATCCGCCAATAGAATCTACCATTGAGAAACTATTTGCGCCATTTGATTCTTCGCCTTTTGTCGTTACATAATCAATTGTAACAATATTATTATTAGATGGTTTAAATCCTGTTACCCCATCACCAAAAAATACTTCATAGTATCCACTTGGATTTTCTTGTAAAAAATAAACCTTTGATGTTGAATTAACATTAATTAATGATTCGAATTTAGTATAAATGTCAAATGAACTTGATTCTTCGTTTGATTGTACTCGTACGCGTAACGTACTTGTATCTGCGTCATAGTCTGAGAGTTGAAATTTCTGATTTTCGATATCATTATCAACTCTGTATTTTAATTCTCTTGATGATCCTTCTGTGATTGATACATCACTAAATGTATATGTTGTACCAACTAATGTTGCTTGTTGAGTTTCTAATACAACGTATTGAAATTCCTCTCCACTTACAACGGTATTAAGTTTAGTTCCTCTTGTAAGTTCTAATACTGTAGGGATTGTACCTACTTCACCTGCAATATTTACAACAATATCAACCTTTGCTCTTGGAGATAAAACAGATCGAGGTGTATAACCTAAGAGTTTTGCTCTTGTAACAACATTACCACGTATCTGAGCTGAATCTAAAAATGATTCATTCAATGAGTAATGAGCATTTAATGCATTATAATGAGTATTATAAGCCAATACATCTAATAAAACATTTAATCCTGATCCATCAAAATCATAATCATTAAATTCTGCTTGTTGCTTTAAAAAGTTTTTGAGATTATTTTTTATATCTGCAAAATCTAGTTCTGTTACATTTAAATTTGTTGCCATGTTATCTTAACCTTCTTAATACAATTTCAACACTTTCTGCTGTATCATATTCTTTTATTAAAAATTTTACTGTGATTCTATATGAATTATTATCTGATTCGTCAAAAACTTTAACATTTAAAACCTTAATCCTTGGTTCATGAGTATTTAATACTCTTCGAACTCCTTGTTGAAGGTCTAATTTAGTAATTGCATCAGCAGGTTCAAATAATAAACCTCTGAGATTAGCGCCTAATGTTGGTTGAAAAGGACGTTCAAAGAAGTTACTTACTAATAAATTTTTTACAGCATTCTTAATTGCTGCATCGTCCTTTAATGGTATAATATCCTTTCGTATAGGATGGATCTTTAAAGAAAGATCTAAGTCTCTCCAGGGTTTCTTTTTGGATACAATCTTGGCTTGTTCCAAATCACCTGAAATACTTTTATCGCCTGTTATTAAAGTTGCCATATAGTTATTTATATCTTTTATTCGCCACTTTCAGCAACGGTTAAGCTATTTGTTGAAGCAACAACGGTTTGTATTGAAGGTGGTAAATCTATTGTTGTTGGAAATCCTATTATTGTTAAAAAATCACAGAATGTAAAGGTTATCCATTGAGTTAAAGCACCTAATCCAATCGCATCAAAGAAACTTGTAACCTTTTCCATCCATTTTTTAATTAAATATGTTTGCCATTCTTCAGCAAATTCACGAGCTCGTTTTAATAATCGTTCTTTATTATATTCATCAATATCAACATTATTATCAAACTCACCACCAAGTAAATCATTTAAACTATAACCAAAGATTGATATTGATTCTAATTCCTCTGTTGTTTTATTACGAATCAAAGCTTCTAAATCAAGTTCTTCTAATGCTGGAATTGAAGGTAATCCAAGCGTATCCCATATTTCATCAAATAAATCAATTAAACCTGTAAACCCGCCATGCATTAATAAATTCATTTTCTTTGCAACTTCAGATCGTATATAATTAATCACTGATTCTTTTTTAAAATCAGCTGTTTCAAACTTATCCCATACTTTATATTCATCAGGTATTAAATCATATATACTATCAATCTCTTCCAATTCAAGTGAATCTCTGATTGATGATGGATCTTCTAAAAATTCTAATATATCAATTGATATACCTAAAATAGTAACATTAAATTCAATTGGAAAAAGACTATTAATTAATTCAAGTATCTTTTTTTGTACATACATTGGATATTCAGCTGCTAAACGAGTCATCATAATATCCCATTTCTTTTCTGGTATATCAATCTTTTCCCACTTAGGATTGTAAATATCTAATATATCTTCTTCGATTTGTTCTAATTTTTCTTTTAAATCTGCTAATTCGTCAGGATAACGATATGACATTGTGGCTAAACCACCAAAAAGATTTGAAAGATTTGCGGGTGTAGGTAATAAAACGTCAGGACATTCTAAAGCTGGCAATGTAACACTTGGCACTGCCATTATATTACCGTTGTTTTAACAAGTGATTTAATTTCTATTTGGCCATCAGCCTTAAAAAGAATGTAGGAACCAGATTTATGTTTAATATTAATTCTTTCTCCACCATCTTCATTATCAATTTCAATTAAATGACCAGCTTTTGATTTATATACTTTATTATCTACTGATGATTCTGTTGGTATATCCTGAGTACCATTTGTTTGAGTTGCAATTGAACCCATTACCATAGGATCTTGAGCACTTGGTCCATCTCTAAAGAATCCAACGACCCACGAACCTACTTCCAAATGATGATTGCCACCATTACCTTGAATCGATGCTGATGTTACGGGCATCATAACAGTTGCCCAAGGTAAATTTTCAGTGGATACTAGGCTTGTATTTGATGTATGCCAACCGTGGCATCGTACTTTAACTCTATTTAAATTTTCAGTATCGTTAATATCTTCAACAACAGCAGTAAACCAAGTAAAATCTCCACCAATGAATTGATCTTCATTACGCATTAATATCTACTCCCAAGGAATCTCTCTTAATTTCTACAATTTGCATAAATTCTTCATTAAATACATGAGATATTTTACTTACTAAATAAATTCCTGATAAAAA